GCGATGACCATCAGCCACCCTCCATCACGCCAGCCGATGAGAAGGCGCTGGCGTTGTATTACGCCTATGCGGCGCTGGTGCGTGCGTTATGCAAAAACGGCACGCTTAACTTTGATCAGTTGCTGCCCCATCTGGCCGGGGCAAACCAGCAACTCCATGCCATGGGGGAGCTGGGGGCGGCGCAGTTTCTGGGCGCGATTGCACAGAATCTGCAGAACATTGATGACTAGCGGGTGTGCTGCGGCATTCAAAGCCAGCGGGTATGGGCAGGTAAGACCAGTGTTGCGTGCCGTCCTTTGCGGGCGTATGCATGGCCAGCAGGGTCGATAGCAGGTAAAGCCAGTCAAAGTCACTGAGCGCACAGTCAGGCAGCACCCGGTTAAACACGCGTTTGGCGCGCTCGTCATCGTCGCCCGGCGGGGGTGGCTCAAGCTGCATCAGCGCCATGGCCTGTTCGGCGCCTTCAATGAATTTAAAAGACCATGGTTTTTGGTTTGGGTGTGGTGTACGGCTTTGCACGCGGACCAGCAGATCGGCGTAAAGCGGGCCGACATCAGGCACCGCCAGCACCCGGCGCAGGTTGATATGGCTTGATGCTTTGGCAAGCGCCGATATTTCTGAGGCCAGCGTTTCTATCTCTTGTTGCTGTGCTGTTTTTGCAATGGCCGCAGGTGCGCCCGCTGTCATCAATGTTTGCACCAGTTCACGCATGACCTGCAGGAGTGCAGCCGGGCAGCTTGCTGCAATACTGAAGGCGCGGGCGTGGGCGGCAGCCAGTTCGATGTCCCAGTTGGTTGCGGGTGTTGTGGGTTTGGGTTCGGGGTTTGTCATTTCAGTAGCTCGGGGGGGGTGGGTGGCTTTGCAGTTTCAGTCTGGGTGCGTGGCGCAGTAATCTGCCCTGGTTCCAAATACAAAGCACTGCGCACGCGCGACAGTGGGGCTATGGCAGACCCCAATCGTTCTTTTCTCGCAGTGCTAGTGCTTTCAGCCGCCGGGCTGGTGGGCATTGCCGTGGATGAGGGTTACACCGCAAGGGCGGTGCCAGACCCGGTAAAGGGGGTGGCGGTGCCGACCCTCGGTTTTGGCACCACGGGGGCGGATGTGCGCATGGGCGACAGCACTACGCCACCCAAGGCGCTGGGGCGGCTGCTGACGGATGTGCAGAAGTTTGAAGCGGCCCTGAAAGCTTGTGTGAAGGTGCCGCTGCACCAGCATGAATACGATGCTTTTGTGAACTTGGCGTACAACATTGGGCCGGGCAAATCTGGCGTGGCCGATGGCTTTTGCTGGGCAAGGCGCGGCGGTGCATCGACCCTTGTGAAGCGGCTCAATGCCTATGACTACCAGGGCGCTTGTGATGCGATTCTGGATTGGCGGTTTGTGGGGGATGTGGATTGCTCTGCACCCGGCAACCGATCTTGCCCGGGCCTGTGGGCACGCCGCCAGCGGCTGCACCGGCAGTGCCTGGGGGGGCTGGCACCATGATGGCACTGCCACCGCTGTGGTCTGTGGCGCTGCTGGCAGCGCTGGCCAGTGCCGCCAGCGGCTACTGGGCGGGCGACCGCAACCGCAATAACGCCTGGCTGGCGCAGCAGGCGGCACAGGTGGCAATTGAGCGTGATGTGCTGCAGGCGGCACAGGTGCGCGGTGATTTGTTGAGTGCCGGGCTGTTGACGCAGGCCGGGCAGATTGTGCAGCTTAAACAGGAGTCGATTGATGCGATTAAACAGGCTACCAGTGGGCGCGTTTGCCTCGATGCTGCTGCTTTGCGGGTGCTCGACGCAGCCCCCGGCATTGCCGTTATGCCCGATGCCGCCAGCAGCGCTGCTGCAGCGGATGGGCGCTTTGCCAGCGATACCGACGTCGGGACCTGGGCCGCAGAGGCCGGTGCCCTTTTTGAAACTTGTCGGGCCAGGCTTGACGCATTGATTGATTGGCATGCCCGATGAGTGTGGAATTTAATTTGTCGAACATCATCTTTGTGGTGATTGCGCTGGTGAGTGCTTTTTGGGCGCTGGCCAAGCTGGTGGGGCTGTATATGCAGCGCGCCACAGCAGCACAGAATGAGTTTTTCAGGCTGCAGTTTTCTAGCCATGAGAAGGCGGAGTTTGATTTTCATGCGCTGCTGGCGCGCCGGCTGGATGGCATTGAGGCGCTGCACCGCGAGGATGGGGTGCAGTGGCAGCGGGTGGAGCGCGAGCTGCTGCTGATGAAGGCGGATTTGCCGCTGAATTATGTGCGCCGAGAGGATTATGTGCAGGCGGTGGCGAGCATTTTGGTAAAGCTCGATGCGGCGCAGTTGCGCCATGAAAACTTGTTGTTGAAAGGGTTGAAGCCATGAATGAAGATGAGTTGCGCTTGCTGGCAAGCCGGGCACGGCATGAGACGTTGCGCTGGCTGTTGCTGCTGACACTGAATATTGCCCGGCCCAATGAGGCGAGCCTGGCGATGTTGCGCAGTGTGGTGACGGGGGTTTACAAGGATGCCACGGAGCTGGAGATCAAGCGCGAGCTGGACTACCTGCACGGGCGTGATTTGGTGACGGTGCGCCAAGACCCGCTGGGGCTGGTGTTTGCCAAGATTGAGCGCTTTGGCGTGGATATTGTGGAGTACACGGTGGCGTGCGAGCCGGGTATTGCGCGGCCGCAGGCGGGGAGTTAAGCCATGGGACGCAAAAGCAGCATTGCACGGCTGCCGCCAGAGGTTAAGTCGTTTATTGAGGGGCAGTTGGCCGATGGGCGGCTGACGCTTGATGAGATGATTGCGGCGCTGCGCGAGCGCTTTCCCGAGCAGGCTTCGAGCGGGGCACTACCGAGCCGCAGCGCGTTGCACCGCTATGGGCCAAAGCTGGAGCGCCGGTTGATTGCGGTGAAGGCGTTTACCGATGCGGCGCAGGCGATTGAGGCGCATGCGACGGATGAGGGCGATAGCCGCAGTGCGGCGCTGACTGCCATTGTCCAGCAGGAGATGTTTGACGCGATCATTGATTTGCAGGATGCGAGTGACCCGGATGTGCTCCCGGCGGACCGGCTGGCGATGCTGAGTGCGGCGGCCAAGAATATTGCCACGCTGGCGAGGTCGAGCACGGGAACAAAGATGTACCAGGCAAAGGTGCGCGAGCGGGCGCAGGCGGCCGCCGCCAGCGTGGACACGATTGCCAAAAAGGGCGGGTTGTCTGGCGAGGTGGCCGCACAGTTGCGGCGCGAGATTTTGGGCATAGCGGCATGACGCCTGTGCCTCTTGAACTGCCCAATACGGCACTGCTGCCGGTGCCGGCGGTGCTGATGGCGTACCAGCAGCGCTGGGTGGCCGACCCATCGCCACTGAAGGTGATGGAGAAGACGCGGCGCGCGGGGTTGACGTGGGGCGAGGCAGCAGACGATGTGCTGACGGCCGCGTCTGACCGCACGGCCAATGGGCAGAATGTGTATTACATCGCCTATAACCAGGATATGACGATTGAATATATCCAGGCGTGCGGGATGTGGGCCAGGGCGTTTAACTATGCGGCAGGTGAAATAGAAGACGGGTTTTGGGATGGGGAGTCTGAGGAGGACAAGAATATCAAGACCTACACGATCCGGTTTCCGGCCTCGGGCTTTCGGGTGGTGGCGCTGTCGAGCAGGCCGTCCAATCTGCGCGGGCGTCAGGGGACGATTGTGATTGATGAGGCGGCTTTTCATGATCAACTGGCCGAGCTGCTGAAGGCGGCGCTGGCGATGATTATTTGGGGTGGCCGGGTGCGGGTGATCAGCACGCATAACGGGGCCGACAACCCGTTTAACGAGCTGGTGACGGATATTAGGTCTGGCAAGCGCCAGGGCACGGTGCACCGGGTGACGTTTCGCGAGGCGATTGCCGATGGGCTGTATCTGCGGGTGTGTCTGCGCCTGGGCAAGGTGTGGTCTGCCGAGGATGAGGCGCAGTGGATGGCGGGGGTGTATGCGCTGTATGGTGATGGGGCGGAGGAGGAGCTTGATTGCATCCCGGCCAACTCTGGCGGGGCCTGGCTGAGCCGTGCGCTGATTGAGCTGCGCATGAGTGCTGCCACGCCGGTGTTGCGCTGGGAGTGCAAGGCGGGGTTTGAGGTGCTGGCGGACCATATACGCGCGGCTGAGTGCCGGGACTGGCTGGAGGCACAGATGGGGCCGCTGCTGCAGGCGTTGCCCACGGATGTGTTGAGTTTTGATGGTGAGGATTTTGGCCGCAGTGGTGACCTGAGTGTGCATGTGCCGTTGCTGCAGCACCAGAACCTGGTGCGCCGGGTGCCGTTTGTGGTGGAGTTGCGCAATGTGCCGTTTAGGCAGCAGGAGCAGGTGGCGTTTTACCTGCTGGACCGGCTGCCGCGTTTTATGGGCGGTGCGTTTGATGCGCGTGGCAATGGGCAGTATTTGGCCGAGGTGGCGATGCAGCGCTATGGGGCGAGCCGCATCCAGCAGGTGATGTTGTCTGAGGGCTGGTACCGCGAGCACATGCCGCCGGTGAAGGCTGCGCTGGAGGATGGCACGCTGGATGGTTTGCCCAAGGATGCCGATATTTTGGCCGATCTACGTGCGGTGCAGGTGGTGCGCGGGGTGCCGCGTGTGCCTGATACGCGCAGCACGGGCGAGGATAAGGGTAAGCGCCATGGGGATGCGGCGGTGGCAGTGGCGCTGGCGTATTTTGCCAGCCGCGAGATCAACACCGGCGCGGTGTTTGCCACCAGCCGGCCACGCAAAAGCGACCTGCGCAGTGTGCTGCAGGGCTATTAGTCATAAAAGAGTCTTTCCCACGATGAAACCCAAAGGCCTGTATATATCCCCGACCGAGTTTTTGCGTTTTGCCGAGCCGGGCAAGGGCTTGAGTGACGCAATTGCGACGCGCGAGCGTAGCCCGGACTTTTTTGCGCTGGGGATGTACCTGCCAAACCCGGACCCGATCCTGAAAAAGCAGGGGCGTGACATCAGCATTTACAGCGATTTGCGCAGTGATGCGCATGTGGGGGGGTGCATCAGGCGGCGCAAGGCGGCGGTGCTGGGGCTGGAGTGGCGGGTGGAGCGCGACAAGGCGAGCGCGCGAATGGCGCGGCTGTGCCAGGATGTGCTGGGGCAGATGGATATGCGCCGGCTGCTGCATGAGGTGCTGGAGGCAACGCTGTATGGCTGGCAGCCGATGGAGGTGTTGTGGAGCGCGCCGGGGGCGGGGCCGACGGTGCCGCTGCAGGTGCTGGCCAAGCCGGTGCATTGGTTTGGGTTTGATAGCGAGGGTGCCTTGCGCTTTAAGAGCCGCGAGCAGCCTTTGTACGGCGAGCCGGTGATGGCGCGCAAGTTTTTGGTTCCGGCGCAGGAGGCGAGTTATGCGAATCCGTATGGGTTCGCTGATTTGAGTATGTGTTTTTGGCCGACGGTGTTTAAGCGCGGGGGCCTGAAGTTTTGGGTGACGTTTACCGAGAAGTTTGGCACGCCGTGGGTGATTGGCAAGACGCCGCGTGGCACGCCGGGGCCGGAGCAGGACAGGCTGCTGGATCAACTGGAGGCGATGGTGCAGGATGCGGTGGCGGTGATACCGGATGATGCGTCTGTGGAGATCAAGGGGGCTGCGGAGAAGGGGGCGAGTGCGGATTTGTACGAGCGGCTGTTGATGTTTTGCCGCAGCGAGGTGGCGATTGCGCTGCTGGGGCAGAACCAGAGTACCGAGGCGAGTGCGAATAAGGCGAGTGCGACGGCCGGGCTGGAGGTGGCGCGCGATATTCGCGATGGGGATGCACGGCTGTGCGAGGCGGCGATCAATGAGCTGCTGCGCTGGGTGGTGCAGGCCAATGAGGGTGATGGAGCAGCGGCACCGAAGTTTGAGCTGTTTGAGCAGGCCGAGGTGGATGAGGTGCAGGCCAAGCGCGACAAGCTGTTGTTTGATGCGGGCTTGCGCTTTACGCCGGCCTATTGGATGCGGGTGTATGACCTGGAGGAAGGGGATATTGCGGCGGCTGAGGCAGGTTTGGGGTCGGGTGCCAAATTGGCAAATTTGACAAATACGTCTGCGATTTCCGCGCAGGCGGCAACCCAGCAGCCCAATGCTGATGCCAGCACTGCCGCTTTTGCCGAGGTGCCACGCGGGCCTGCACACGCGCGCAGCCCGACGGCGGCATTGGATGCGGCGCTGGCAGCGGCGGGCGATGGAGTGTTGGCCGGTTGGATGGCGCAGGTGGCGGCCATGGTGCAGGCGGCTGATTCGCCCGAGGCGTTGCGTGATGATTTGCTGCAGGCGTATGGCGGTCTGCCTGCTCAGGAGTTGGAGCAGGTGTTGGCGCTGGCATTTGCGGCGGCCCAGTTGCAGGGGATGGGTGATGTGATGAACATTGAGGCCGGGGTTTGATTTTTATGTTTGAGAGGGTTTTTTTATGACTGAGTTTGTGAATGTGCCGGGGGTTGGGCGCACGCTTAAGCCGCAGGCGGTGGTGTTGCTGGACCCGGTGACGGGGCTGGCGTATGCAGCAGCGGGTGGCGGGGTGGTTGATTCGACCGGTGCGGCTTTTGACCCAGATGCCTGTGCCCACGCTTATGGCTATGCCAGCGGTTTGCTGGTGACCGATACCGCTACCGATGGCACCAGCACATGGGTAAAGACTTATAGCTATACATCCGGCAATCTGACGGGTGAGAGCAAGTGGGTGAAGCAATGAGCGGCCTGGATTTTGCGCGGGCGCGGGCGTTGGGGTTTGCCAGCTTGTCTGGGAAGCAGCGCGCGGCCGGGGCTAACGATGTGCTGGGTGTGACGGCTTTGAAGGAGTTGGTTTTTCCCGATGGCACGGCCTGGCAGTCGAGCGTGATAAATGCTATTGGCGTTGCTGGCCAGCAGGGTTTTGGAGTGGGCATCTGCCCGGCCCTTCCTGCGGGTTTTAGCGCTATGTACGGCACCTTCGACTCAGCCGGTGACAACTATGGCAATTACCTGTACAGCGATGGTTCGGTAATGGTGTGGGTGCCAGCGTTTTATTACAAAATTGGAACAGGCACAAATGGCCTGGCAATCAATCGGGTGGATATCAGGGCTTACACGGCTTTTGTCGATGTTGCTGCTGCCAATGCCGAGGGTTTCGCGCTGCACCGGGCTTTTTACAATGCCGGCGCGATTCAGGCTGGTGTTTTTGTGGACAAGTATGAGTGCAGCAACAATGCCGGCGTGGCCAGTGCTATCAAAAATGGCAATCCGCTGAGCAGCAACAGTGCCCACAATCCGTTTAGTGCGTTAACGGGTGCGCCAGCCAACATTTATGGCGGCGCTATTGCAGCGGCAAAAACCCGTGGGGCGAAGTTTTTTTGTGCCAGCATTTTTGTGCACAAGATGCTGGCCCTGCTGTCGCTGGCGCACGCGCAGGCCAGCACAGGGACTGCGGCGTGCGCCTGGTTTGATGCCGCAGGGGTAACCAATTACCCCAAGGGCAATAACAATAACGCGCTGCGTGACGCTAATGATGCGACGATTCTGTATGTGTCAGACGGCTATCCCAACTGCGGCAAAACCGGCTCAAGCAATGCTCTGGCACGCACGACGCACAATGGCCAGGCCTGCGGTGTGGCGGACCTCAATGGCAATATGTGGGGGGTGGCGCCGGGCTTGACCAGCAATGGCAGCAGCTACTATTTGTTAAAAACGGGTGCCGACATAGCCGCAGCCACGGGCGGCAATACATTGGCCACGGATTTGTGGGGGGTTGCCGGATTGGCCGCTCTGTATGACAACGTGGGCGCGACATACGAGTCGCTGACTGCCAGCGCTACCAACAAGATTTTTGGTGCCGCCACGCAAGTGCTTAGCCCAGCCACCAGCGGCACAGCCTGGGCTATGACGGGTGCGGGCATACCGCTTGCAACCGGGGTGGGTGGTGCCAATGTATTTGGCAATGATTATTTTTATGATGCACGGCCTAATGAGCTTTGTGTGATATCGGGTGCCTGTTGGGACAACGGCGGCTACGCTGGTGTCTGGGCTCTGACTCTGAGCTCCGCTCGGGGCGGCTCGTACGATGGCGTGGGCTTGCGCTCTGCCTCGTATCTCTGATGCCCCGAGCGATAGCGACGGGGTTCAAAATTTTTTTATGACGCAAAAAACGCAATCGATACACGCCGAAGCGGGTTTGCATCGCAAACTGGTGCTGTTTGCGGTGCAGTTGGAAATTTACTTGGCGCACTTTCCAAACTGTCACAAATACACGCTGACCCAGGGCATTCGGCAGGCTTACCTGGATGTTTACAACCTGGTGACCGAGTGCCAGAAAAGGTATCACAAGAAAACTACTTTGACGCTGCTGGATGTGCGGCATGAACAGTTGCGCATTCCGCACCAAGTGTTGTATTCGGACGTTTTTCTTAGCCCGTGAAATTCGCGTTCCTTAACTTTTTTCATACTGCATGTTATGCCAACACTTTACGCTTATACCAAAATAGTTGATCAAATCACCACCCACTCGCTGCGCCTGCCTGATGTTGACCAGGGCGAACAAGCGGGACAAGAATTAGCCACGCTGGCCGATGGTCGCACGGTGGTTGTGCTGTTTGATGGGTTTGTGTTGCCATCGGAGCAGCCTGCTGCCATTGCCGCCAGCATTGAGTTATTACCAAGTCCGTTGCCGGACTTGCTCAGAGAGCAGATCAAGCAAGTCAGCCCGCATACCCAGTTGATTGATGCCCGCATGATTGCGATGATCAGAGCCAGGTATACCCAGGAAGATGAAAACTATTTTTCTCGCATCGGGGTTGGTGCGGCGATGGGTATGTATGCGCCAACGTCGGACGAAATTCAGGAGATGACGGTTTTTGGCGAGTTTGTTGAGTCGGTGCGGCAATGGGGTCGCACCGAACGCGCGAAGCTGGGGCTGTAGGCGCACGGCTGATCGTCCGCCCTACCCTGATTGGCCCCAGTACCTTCCATGTCCACTCAAAGCAGTGTTGCGCTTCGCATCGCCCCTGATGGCGCCCCGTCTGACCTGGCTGCTGTGCGCCAGCAGTTTCAGGAGCAGATTGATTTTTTCCGTAAAAAGCTCAACCTGCCTACCGAGCGCTGGGATGATATCTGGCAGGGGGCGCATGACCGGGCGTTTATCGTCGCCGGTGCGCAAAAGGCGGATTTGCTCAACGATTTGCGCGCAGCGGTTGACAAGGCTGTTGCCGGCCAGAGCATCGGCGAGTTTCGCAAGGATTTTGCCGCTGCCGTAGCCAAGAGCGGCTGGACGGGCTGGACTGGCGAGGGCACGACCGCTGGCGTAGCCTGGCGCACCAGGGTGATTTATCAGACCAATATTGCCAGCAGTTACGCTGCCGGGCGCTGGCAGCAGTTGAACGATCCGGAGTTGCTGGCCGTGCGCCCGTTTTGGCGCTATGTGCATAACGATAGCGTGGTCAGCCCGCGCCCGCAGCATAAGGCTTGGGGTGACTCGGGCTTGACGCTGCGCCATGATCATGCGTTTTGGCTGACGCACTTTCCGCCCAACGGCTGGGGTTGTCATTGCCGCGTGACGGCAGTGCGTGGCCCCAAGGTAGGCGACAGCACCGAGCCGCCTACGGGCTGGGATACGGTTGAGGCCAAGACCGGCGCGCCACCGGGCATCGACAAGGGTTGGGCTTATGCGCCTGGGGCCAATGTCGATACGCCGTTTCAGAAACTGATTGACGATAAGCTGATCAAGCTGGATGGGCCAATTGGCGCGGCGATGTGGGATGTGCTCAAGCCGGTGCTGGCGATGGAGCGCCAGCTTGCGTGGTGGGCGACGCTCGATGAGTGGATGGCCACGCCACAAAGGGGCCGTGCTGCGGTGGTTGGGACGATTGCCCCGGCCCTGCTGAAATGGCTGGAAAAAGAAAAAGGCATTACTCCCAAAACCGCTGCCATTGGTGTCCAGGAAGGGTTGATTCGCGGCACCAAACAAGACCGCCACATGACGAAAACACAGGATGGCTTATTGCCAGAGGATTGGCGGCGTTTGACTGGCGCTCTTGATGCCCCCGAGGCCATCTACTTTGACACCAGAACGGGAAAGTTGGTGTATGTCGTGAGCGCTGGGGATGCAGCGGGCATTAAGCTGTCAGTGGAATTTGATTACCGGGTAAATAAATCGGATCGCATAAACATGGTGGTCTCAGGCTTCAGGCAGTCAAGCAAGACCATTGATGAACTGGTGCGAGGCGGGCTTTATGTGCCAGTTTTATGAAGCATGCAAGCGCAAGGGCAGCTTATCCTTGATCCGAGATGCAGATGCATCAAGTTGCGTAGATGCTGACTTTCTACGCCTCGCTTGCAGCAATTGAATTATGAACCCGTCGCGCCAAATTTTCTGGCCACTCACACGATTTACTTTCACACCATGAAACAAACTTTTGAAAAACGCATCATCGGCGACTGCACGCTGTATCGGGGCGATTGTCTGGAATTGCTGCACGCTGGCCCGGGCAAGACCGGCCTATTTGGCAAGATCGGCGCGATTGTCAGCGACCCGCCTTATGGGATTGGGTATCAGCTTGAACGCAATGGCGCAGGCGCGCCAAACAACACCGGGGGGAAGGATGTAAAAAACAGTCCAATCATTCACGGAGATTGCACGCCGTTTAACCCGCAGCCGTGGCTTGATGCTGCACCAATTGCGACCGGATTTATGCATTTGCAACAAAAAAACATCCTGCTATGGGGCGCAGACCACTACATGCAGCGCCTTCCCATTGGTGGCACGATGTTGGCTTGGGATAAACACCTTGGCCGTGGCGGCAATGACAGTTTTGCCGATTGCGAGTGGGCATGGATTGGCCGACCGCGTGTCAAGCGCGAGGTGTTTAGGTACCTGTGGAAAGGCTTGACCGCCAGCACTACGCCACTTGACATGCCCCCGCCCGGTGTCAAAAATGACGGCAAGCGTTTCGCCCGCGTGCACATCAGCCAAAAACCAGTCGAGCTGATGCGCTGGTGCATCGACAAGGTGCGCCCACTGGCTGGCCTGCCCGTCCTTGACCCCTACATGGGTTCTGGGTCAACAGCCATAGCCGCCTTGAGCCTCGGCCACACCTTTATCGGCTGCGAGATCGACCCCGGCCACTTCGATGTGGCCTGCCGCCGCATCGAGGCGTTTTACCAAAGGCAGGGCATCGCCCTGCCCGGCCGCGAGTCAGCGCCATGATCACCATTGAAGTCAACGACACCCAGGTGCTGGCCGTGCTGGCCGAATTGGGCAGGCGCTGCACCAACCTGAGACCCGCCATGAAGGAGATCGGCGAAGACATGGTGGAAAGCACCAAGCGCCGCTTTGCTGCCTCCACCCCAACCAGCCCGGACGGCATACCGTGGGCAGCCAACAGCCAGGTAACCCTTGACCGCTTCATTGGCTTGCACACCAAGAATTTCAGAACAGACGGCAGCCTGGCTCCGAACAAGAATTTCAAGAAAGATGGTTCATTGTCCAAGCGCGGAGAAGCTCGTGTGGCCGCAGGGGCTGCCAAAAAGCCGCTGACGGGGGAAACCAAAGCCCTGCAGGACACCATCAACCCCCAGCTTGACGGCAACAGCAGCGTGCGCATCGGTAGCTCCCTGCCCTACGCCGCCATGCAGCAATTCGGCGGCACCAAGGCCCAGTGGCCACATCTGTGGGGCGACATCCCGGCCCGGCCATTCTTGGGCGTATCAGACCTCGATAAAACCAACATTCTCGACATCGTTGGCAGTTATTTGGTCAGACCGTAGCCGTAGCTTAGACTTTCATGACACGAAAATGATTTTCTTAAAGTTCATGCCACTACGTGGACTTTAATTCCCGAAAATCCCAAATATCGCACCTTTTCTTCTTTGAATATCTCAACTCCCTTTAAGTTCGTTCAGATTTTGAATCAACAGCGCACTACGCAATGCTGAACACCCCATTGCATACCCGGTATAAA